AACTTGTATGAATATGAATATTATCTACTTTTGATTTTAACTGTAACTGTTGTTTAATTATATTAGATGTATCTATTGCACGTGTTAATACAGATGAAAAAATAACATTTGGATATAATTTATTATTTAATATACTTTGAGATATTCTATATGCTTCTTTTTTACCTTTGTCTGTTAAAGGTATATTTGTCCAACCTGTAAATTTACTATCATGATTCCATATAGATTCACCATGACGAACAATTAAAAAACCCTTTGTTTTATATTTTTCATAAATTAATTTATTTCGATACATATTTAATATAAATATTTATTTGTATTTATTTATAATAATTACTTTTATTTAAGTCATTTAAATTTATTAATTAAATGAATTTGTTAAATCTTTTTCTTCATTATCTGGTAAATCTACATCTAATTCTTTTATTTTCCAAATCTCATATGTATTATTTGGTAAAGGTCTACGGATTTTAAATGGTGTCATTTTATTTTTAAGTTCATAAATTGCTATTTCAATTGGTGATTTACCCTCTATATTTTTAACAAGAGTTTTTGCTCCAACTGAAATTTGTTGAGCTCTTATTCCTAATACTCTAACCATTTCATATTTTGTTAGCTTTGACAAAGTAATACGTTCATTATCTGGAACCTGAGTTGGTGGTCCTAACTCTTCATATTCATCTATAACATTATCATATTCAAAATAACATTCTACTTCCTCAACATTTTCTTTTAAATCCGCATTTAAACTAACCTCTTCTCCATCTGCTTCTCCATCACCTTCTGCATAGTCATCATAATCTTTTTCACCATTATCATCATCCTCATCAATAACACCTTCTTCTTCTACAACAATATTTTCACTTTCTTCCACATCTGTTTCAGAATCAGCATCAGATTCAGTTTCTGTTTCTGTTTTAACTATAACATTCTTTTTCTTAAGCTGTTTCTTTGATGACATTTATTATATAATTATACAATATATATTTATATAAGAAAATTTCAATTTTTATTTATGTTTCATTATCATTCTACACTTGTCTGAGCTTCACTTGTCTGAGCTTCACTTGTCTGAGCTTCACTTGTCTGAGCTTCACTTGATACATCAGCTGGTGGTTGGGTAAATGTAGTATACCATTTTGTAAATTCATTTTGATTTTTTTTAGATCTAATTATTTCAATTGCTTCATTTGCTTTAGTTTCAAAATCTTCATCAGAAAGTGCAACACCTGCATCTGTTAATTTTAAATTAGATTTAAATGAATCTTCCATATATGTTTTTAATCCTGAAACATATGCTTCAATACCTCCGGGAATTGATTCTTGATCTGTTGCCTTATTGATAACTTGGAGAATAGCAAAGTTGAATACATCTAGTTCACATGCTGGTGTTGCTTTAACAATTTTCTTTTTAGAAGGTTTTTTTTTACCTATTTTAGTTATTTTTTTACCTATATTTTTTAAAGGATTTTTAATTTTTATTCTAAATCTAAAGCCTTCCATCAAGCCATATTTATTTTCATAAGTATTTCTTAAATAAAAATAATATATTATTAATAAAAATAAAATTACAAATAAAAAATATGTTAAATTCATCTAATATATATAATATATATATATAAAATTAAATTATTAATTATTTTTTATGTCCCTAGAAGGTTAATATATCTATGTCCCTAGAAGGTTAATATATCTATGTCCCTAGAAGGTTAATATATCTATGTCCCCCATTGAATATTGCATTGACAGCAAATATATTTAATATTATACTCTTTACCTAATCTGTAAAATACTGCTTCTTTTTCTATTAAAACATTTGGATCATTAGGACTAGTATTTGTTATACATTTTGTATTTGGACAGATATAATCTTTTGTTCTTGGTAAAGTAGGATCATTTATTCTTTGCTTAACATCATCATCATTTGACACTGCACTTTTTTCAAAATTAATTGAATCAATCATTGTACCTGGCTCTAAATAATATGTTGTAGAACAGTTTGTACATGATAAATAGAATTGTGAGATACTTTTTTGAAACTTTACAATTTGTCTATACATATTTGACAAAACAGTTGATAGCTCTTCTTGAGTCATTGTAGACACATCATTTGTTTTCAATACAGATTTTAAATCTAAATTATCAAGTTCAGATTCTGCCCACATAATTGAATATTGAGTATCTGAATTAATAAATTTATTTTTCTTTGACTCTAAATTAGAAAAAAATATTTCAACAAGTTCATCTGCTGAATTTATCGGTTTTATATTTTCATCACTTGATAAATTTGTATTTTTTATAATTTCAAGAGTATCAGAACAATATTTGCAATAAAACATAGTTATAATAGTAGTATAGTTATTATTTTTAAATAATAAAAATATCAATTTTTTATTATATTTAATTTGAAACAAATAATTATCTTCTTATATAGTCATATTCTATATAATTCCAAATATATTTGCAGGGATTTTCAATATAATAATTTTGTTTTTTACTACAATTTATCGATTTTGGATATTGTCTTCCAATCCAAATAGAATATTTTATAATATCATTATATTCCTTTATGGTTATATCAAAAAGATCTGAATTATTTTGCTGTCTACCTTCATAATCATATAAATTATTAAAATAATACTTGTATCTAATTTCATTGTTAAAATTAGATACAGAGTCCAGTTTTAATGTAATAAAATCTAATAATTTATATCTATTATCTGTTTTTGGAATAATAGAAATAATTTTTCCTTTTCTTATAATAAAATGTTCATCATATGATAGAATATATTTTATTATATCAAATGGTAACTTGTAAAATATAAATTCCATTATAACCAATATAATATATAAAAATTGAAAAAATAAACTAATATAATTCTCTATTAAATCAAAAAATTGGTTATGCTAAATATAAAAGCATTTACCATATTAAAAAAGAACTAATTGCAACTTCCTTTTTACAAAAAATTTTGCTGCAGACTCATCCACATTTAGAGCCTGCACCTCCTTATCCAGCACTTTTACAGACTGCGAATCCACGTATCAGCACTTCTGATAACTCTGGAATTATCAAAGTTAGACATGATGGATATAGCATTCAAAATATTACTGAAGATCGTGCGTCGAGCTTTGTGCTGCATGGGAGATATAGATGTATGGTTGTTTCAGATGGCCATGGTGGTACCCCATTCTTTGCAAACTTTGTGACAAAACATATTCGATTCATACTGCAGTCGATGTTACGTCCATCTAACCCCGATATCAAAGAGGTTATCAAAAGATGTGTTGCCACTTTACAACGTATGGTTAATAGTGCAGCAAAAAGAAAAATAATTAGTAGAGGTGGTTCTACTTTTACAATATGCATTATCGACGATGCAACAAGACTTGCATATTTTGGAAATCTAGGTGATTCTCCTGGTTTTGTATTTCGCAAGACAAGTTCAGGAAGGTATACAATCGGTTTTAGAACAATCGACCACGATTCTAGATCTCCAATAGAAAGAGAACGTATAATGCAAATTGTACCACGTGCTCAATTTCGAGGTTACTATCTAGAAATTAATAATGAACAAATAATGACTGTTGGAGGTTTTGGAGACTATAAATTCGGATTAGCAATCCGAAAGATACCTCAAGTCTATGAACCGATACAGCTTTTTCCTGGAGATGTAGTAGCTGTTATGTCTGATGGATATGGAGAAGAATTATTAAACAACAATCTTGTTCCAGAACGAAATGAAGATGAAATAGCTCAAGACTTATCTGCAGCGTTACACTACAACGAAAACATTGGTTATAGTGTGACACAGAGAAAGATTGAACGTCTTGTTAATAAATGGTTGGAGATAAGAGGTGTGTCAAAAACTCTACAAAATATTCAGGAAGCGAGTACTGGAATCCAGGATATTATGGACAACCACATTGGATTGTTCTATAAAGTTACAAATTCCACAACTATTAATACTGCTGAAAACATGACAAGAAGTCTAACAGTCTAAAGTTTACCTTTTTCTTTTTCTTTTTCTTTATATTATAATAATTACAATTACAATTACAATTACAATAATATAAAGAAAAAGGAAAAAATTGAAATTTACATATTTTAACAAATTATTACTATATTATATTTATTAAAAAATGCAGATCTTTATCAAGACACTTACTGGTAAAACTATTACTTTAGAAGTCGAACCTTCTGATGCTATTCAAGACATCAAACAAAAAATTCAAGACAAAGAAGGTATTCCTCTTGATCAACAAAGACTTATTTTTGCAGGCAAACAATTAGAAGATGGTAGAACACTTAACGATTATAATGTACAAAAAGAAAGTACTTTGCATCTTGTACTAAGATTGAGAGGCGGATATTAATTTCCTTCTATTTAAAAAAATATATCTATTGTATTATAAAGGAATTGACTTTTCATCTAGTCATAACTTTTTTTAGGTGCGAAGGATAAACATCAGATGCAAATTCAATCCTACTAAGCCTGTCAAACCTAAATGTAAAATCAAATCAGTAGAAATTTAATTTATTGTCCTATATTATCTAAATGATAAAAATATTACTTTTAAGTTTAGTTAAATTTGTTCATAATCTTATTATTTTATTTGTTGTACTGGGTTCATTTTTACCAAAAAAATATTTAATATACTTTTTATTTGCATGGCCTACAATATTTATTCATTGGCAAACAAATTCTAATAAATGTGTGCTAACTGAACTCGAGTTCTGGATTGAGAACAAACCATATCCAGCCAATACTATAGATACAGATCCAGCATATCCATTTATAAGAAAAATAACAGGAAAAATGTTTGATAGTTTTAGTGATAATCAATTACATAAATTTATTCTAGGATTATTTACTTTATTATGGGTAATTGGATTAATAAGGTATTTAATATAAAATATATATTAATATAAAATGAGTTATCTATGGGTTGATGAAAGGCTTGAAAAAATACCTAGAAGAATTCATTTACTTAATTGTAAATTTGTTTTTGATAATATATCTTATGAAATTAATATTCAGAATACTAAATCACATAATAGATTAAATATTTGTTATGGAAAATTATTTGGTTCTGATGATTCTTATAAAAAAATTGTTATAAAAATTTACGAACAATCAAGATCACAAATTGATACAGATACTTATGTTGGTCTATTGGATGAAATAGAAGTACATGCAGAAATAGAAAAAAGAATAGGTTATTCATCTTATCCTTCACATATGTTATTTTTCTTTGCAACAAAACAAGGAATTGGAATTATTTTTGATAATTTAGGTTTACAATTAGATAAAACTAATTTATATATGTTTGATTTTAAAATAAAAAAACTAATGATTTTACAATTATTACTACAAGTTAATTGTTTACAAAAAAATAATATATATCATGGTGATTTAAAACCACCAAATATATGTATAAGTGTAGATGGTAAATTATCATTAATTGATTTTGGAATAGCATATATTGAATCAACTAATGATAATACATTTGAATTATCAAATATACATTATAATACAACTATAACATCTGGATCACCAGAGTATAAATTAATATATGAACAACAAGAAAGTAAAAGTCCATTTCCAAAAGAATTATTTGATAAATCTGAATTATGGGCAATTGGTGGTTTAATAATTGGAATATTATTAAATGATGCAACAATTTATTTTAATAAATCACTTGAATTACTTAATTTATTAAAATTTCCAAATGAAAATTTAGAAACATCAGACTTGTCAACAAGATTTTCTTATTTTAATCAAAATTTTTGTGACTGTATTAAACAATTTATTAATTTCAACTTATCTGATTGTTATGATCAGTTTAAACCAATTATATTAAATATGTTTGAATTTGATCATACAAAAAGAGAAACACTTGAAAATATAATTAAACAAATTGAATTAATTGATTTATAAAGATATTTAAACAAAAATAATTATCTTTATTATCTTATATGATTTATACTATAATTTATTTAATACAAGCAATTTATGTAATATATATGTTAAATTGGTTTAAAACTACTTGGAATTTTGCACATCCTTTAACTAAATTTAATTCAGAGTACTTAGCTCATCCTGTTCACAAATTAAATACACCAATAAATCCAGTTTGTAAATTAGGAAATAATCTT